CGGGCCTCTGCAATGCCGATGTCGGTGTCGAGCTGCTCCTGCTCCTTGAGCAGTCGGCGAAGCTCGGCGGTGTCGGCTGCCTCGACGCGCAGGGCGTCGGTGAGCACGGTGAGGTTCTGCCTCTCCTGCCCGATGAGGCTGTCGAAGTACTGCACGCGGGCCTGCTCGGCGTCGATCTCCTTGCGGATGCGCTCGGTGCGGTAGGCCGCCGCCAGGGTGCGGGCGTAGCGGTCGAGGTAGTTGGGGCGACGGCCCCGAAGTGCGTCTGCCATCATGCCCCCAAGGTGAAGCCGGGGGAGATGCCGGCCTCGCGGTAGAAGTTGAATAGCGCTTCCTGGTTCTGCGCCCGAGCCGCCGCTTCGGCCTCCTGCAGCTTGACCTGCTGCTGCATCTGCGCGGTGCTCTGGGCAACCTCCGCACCTCCGGCGAGGCCGAGGCTCACGGCCTGCGCAATGCCTGCCCGGCGCTGCGCTTCGGCTGCCTTCTGCTGGGCAATCTGCGAGTCGATGCGCGCCTGTTCGCGTGCCCGCTCGGCCTCGTCGGCCTGCTGCATGAGCACGTTCTGCTGCTGTCGGATGCCCCGCTCGGCCTGCGCCTCTGCCTGCTCGGCGAGGAACACCTCACGCCCCGAGACACCGCCCGCAAGGCCTCGGGCGGCTGCCTGCTGCAGCGCTTGCGCCTCGAGCTCCCGCTGCGCCCCCGCCTGCTCGGCGAGGAAGCGCTGCTCCATGCGCCCCCGCTCGCGCTCGGTGAGGCCGAGCTCGCCCCGGCGCCGACGCTCGAGCAGCTCGTCGAGCTCGCGCTGCTCGTCTTCGGTGAGCCGCATGGCCTTGCCCGCCTGGGCGGTGCCGATGCCCTGCGCAACGCCGCCCGCTGCGGCTGCGGTGCCTGCGATGATTGCAAGGGTAAGAGGGTCTGCCATTGCGTCCTCAGAGGTAGAAGGCTTCGATAGCGATGCCCCAATTGACCACACCCGCGCGACCGGCGAGGGAGTGGACTGCGAGGCCGAAGGAGTGCGTGCCGAGAGCGCGCTCGCGGATGACGGTACCCTGCCGGGAGCCATAGCCGCCCGTCACGGTGAACGGGGCCGAGGCGCCGATGGGGCTGGTGCCCTTGATGCTGCCCGAGGCCTGCGAGCCGTTGCGAATCTCCTGCGCCTGGTGCGAGAAGAAGCTCGAGCCGGTGCCGCTCAGGGCGTCCTCGAGGTCGCCGATGTAGGGGATGACGTGCACCCGGCGTTCGGCTGCGGCCACCTGATACGAGGCGGTCGACACGTCGGGGCCGACCTCGACCTCAAACCAGTAGTGGAACAAGCAGTAGGCCGTGCGCCGCAGCTCGAGGGTGAACGCCGCCTGCGGGAGGTGGTGCACCGCGACGTTGCCCGGGCGGCCCTGCCCCGAGAGGTACTTCGTGGCGAAGGTGAGCCGAATCTCGGCACCGCCTGCCCACTGCCCGCCCTGGTAGCCGGTGACGCCGTGCTGTAGGCCGGTGACGGGGCTCTGTTCGGGCGGCTGTACGTGTTGCGTGTCGAGCACCTTGGCGGCCTCGAGGTCGCCGGTGACGATGCCTTGATGCAGGTACACTCGCAGGGCCTCGAAGTTGCCCTCGAGGTCGCTGCTCGTGAGCGTCGTGCCGTCGGCGAACGTGTTGGGAGGCGAGTAGCTCATGGCCTACTTCGTCCGCATGAGGAGGGCCTGCAGCGCGCCCCCGTTGTAGTCGAGACGGGCGGCTGCGGCTGCATCGTCGGCGCGCACGAGGTAGTTGTCGGTGCCGTCGTTGTATGCCCCGAAAGGGCCAGAGAACACGACGCGGATGCCGTAGACCGTCGTGCCCGCTCCGGGCTCGAGGTAGTGCCACGCACCGTCTGCAGCCGTCCAGCCGACCACGGCCTCGCGGGTGTTCGGGCTCGTGTTCGCTGCCTCGCCGTCGACGGGCGAGAGGAAGCTCTGGTGGTTCGTCGGCACAACGCTCGTGCTTTGGCAGTCGTCGAGCTGGTTGCCGCCCCTGGTCAGCACGACGGTCGTGTTGAAGTCGCCCTGCCCGGGCACGTTGACGAAGTTGGTGAGGGCGTTGCTCGTGGTGTCCCACTGCAGCCAGAACGCCCAGCAGCCGTAGCCGTTGGCGACCTGCTCGGTGCCGCCCCCGGCCTTGTCGAAGGAGAAGCGCAGGTAGGGGTCGGCAAGCCAGGGCTTCGAAGTCTCCCACCGAGGCCGCACCGACAAGTCCCAGTAGACGCGCAGCACCTCGCCAGGGGACACGGTGACGCCGCCCGCACCGAAGGAGAGCACGGTATCGGTGCTGCCCGCGTCCTGGGTGACGTGGGGCGATGCGCCCGTCGACTGCCCAGTCACCGTGTTGGTGCTGGTGTGCGTCCAGTCGTTGTTGCCGATGATGGCAGAGAACTGCTCGGGGGCGAGAAAGCGGGCGTTCGTGAAGTGCGCCAGGTCGAGGGCACCGTCGCGCAGGTTGAAGCCGTTGAGGTCGGTCTGCGTGTAGTCGTCGAAGCGGTCGTTGAGGCTGGCGGCGTCGAGGGTGTCGCCGTCGACGATGCGGCCCCGTGTGATGCGGCTCATCGGTGCCTTCCGACAATGAGGTAGCGGTTGTTCCACACGTGCGCGTAGGGGCACGGGTCGCCGTCGCTGTCATTCTGCGCGCAGTCTTGCGAAGCGGGCGTGCTCTTGAACTGCAGCGCGATCTCGAGCTTGCCTTGGGGGAAGAGCTGCGAGGCCATGATGCGGCTTGTCTGGTGACCGTAGCCGCCTCGACGCTCGGCGATGTTGACGCCGTTGACGAGGATGCGAAGGCGCACGGTGTTCGGGCTACCGGGCAGGCCGTCGTTCGCCCCGAAGGCGAAGATGTTGTGCGCGTAGACGTTGCACGACCACTCGATGAAGAGCTGCCCGCCGGCGAAGTCAATCTCGAAGGGCGTGGAGACGTTGCGCCAGCCGCCCGTCTGCGTCTGCAGGGTCTCGCAGAGCCACCCGATGACATCGGTGTCGGTGTCTCGGGCCGCATCCTGCTCGCCGGGTGAGCTCCCGCCCGAGGGGTAGAGCTTCTCGGCGTAGACGCGGTGCAGGGCGTAGTCTTTGAGCCGGGTGTCGTCGACGCTGTTTGCGGGGAGCTGGGTGCGGTCGAGCGAGGTGATGGCGCTCTGCTGTGCGCGCAGCTCGGTGTTCACGAGCTCGGGCGAGACGGTGAGGCCGGTGGTCGCCTCGCGCTGCGTCCACTTCTTCGTCATACCCGCACCCCTGCGACGACGCGCGTGCCCTTCGAGGTGTACTCGTACTCATACCCAACGAGCACAAGGTCGTCGGTCGTCTCAATCTCGAAGCAGAACCAGGCGGCCGACTGGTGGGCAACCGAGAAGCGCAGGGGCACAAGGCGCTCGTCTCGATACGCACCCTTCCCCAGCTCGGCAGAGTCGAGCACGAGCATCTCGGCCGCGTCGGGCGGCTGCGCGCGGTACGTCGACTCCTTCGTCGCGGTGAGCGAGAAGTCCTTGTAGTGCCGGATTTGTACCTCGGGCTGCCCCGTGGTGAGCATCCACAGGGTGACGTAGCTCACCTGCTTCTGCTGCTGCGGGTCGCCGAAGGCGTGCCAGGCGCTGCGGTAGACGCTCGTGGGCGGGTCGTTGTCCACAAGTGCACCCCCGCTCTTCGTTGCTCCGAGGGCACGCTTGCCGGACATGACGAAGACGCCCCGCTCGGTGTCCGCGTCGCCGCTCTCGTCTCCGACGTTGTGCCCGAAGAGCACCGTGCCGTCGTGCAGGGTTGCGAGCGCACCGACGGGGAAGCCCTCGCGGCTTGTCCAGGGGCTCAGGGTTTCGATGACGGCGAGCCGGTCGAGGTGCAGCACCAGGCCGAGGTTGGGCCGGTCGTTGCCGTCGACGGGTACGTGCAGCTGGTACTCGCGCTCCTTGCTCGAGTACACCGCGACGGCCCTGGGGTGCAGGTCGGGTGTGATGCGCTCGATGAGGCCGTCGAGGGTCACCGTGAGGTTGATGAGGTCGGAGGTCGCCCCGCCCTCGAAGCCGCCGGTGAGTGCGTAGACACCATCCCGGGCGAGGAAGACGACACCCAGCCCGGGCACGGTTGCGATGCTGTGCGGAGCTCGGCAAGTCACCGAGTCGGAGATGGTGGAGACGGTGAAGCCGCCCCCCTGGTCGCGCCGCACCACGTCGATGCTCTCCTCGCGGAAGACGAGGAGGTCGTTGTAATGGGGGAATAGGGCAGTGATGCCCCCGCCCCTCGAGGCGAGCTCGATGAAGTTGGTGTCGGGGAACTGCTCGATGAGCCCGGCGGTCGAGAAGAAGAGCGTGCGCGGCTCTGCGACGCCCCCGTCGAGGAACATGCAGCCCGCGAACAAGGCCGAGAAGCGGGCAGCGGGTGCGGGCAACGGCAGGGTGAGCCGCTCGGGCGCA